AAGCTGCAATCAGTATGGCAAATGCGATTGACGATGATGGATCTATTCCTGGAGCGAATATCAGGATGGAAGCAGCAAAGCAAGTCTTGGATCGAGTCGGTCTTGTCAAAAAAGAAAAAATAGATATTAATGCGAAAGTAGCTCATGGTATATTTATACTACCACCAAAGGAAGCATAATGGCAAAGAAAAGTAAATCAAAGAAAAAAGGAAAAGCTGTACCCACTAATCCATCACTTTATGCAAGAGTGAAGGCTGAAGCTAAACGTAAGTTTAAAGTATACCCATCTGCTTACGCTAATGGCTGGTTAGTAAGAACGTATAAAAAAAGAGGTGGTGGATACAGGAGTTCCTAATGGCCAAACCAAAAGGAGGATTAACAGCCTGGTTTGGTAAAGGACCTAAAGGAGACTGGGTTGATATCAGTGCTCCAAAGAAAAAAGGAAAGTTTCAAGCCTGTGGACGTAAGTCAGCAAGTAAGAGTAAAAGAGGCTATCCTAAATGTGTGCCAAGATCTAAAGCAAAGTCTATGTCATCAGGACAAATTAAAAGTGCTGTGTCTAGAAAGAGAGCTAAAGCACAAGGAGTTGGAGGCAAACCAACAAATGTTAAAACGATATTAAAAAAGAAATCAAATGGCAAAAGATCCAAAAAAAGGAACAGGTAAAAAACCAAAAGGATCAGGTCGAAGATTATACACTGATGAGAATCCAAAAGATACAGTCAGTATAAAGTTTGCAACACCAGCTGATGCAAGGGCAACAGTTGCTAAAGTAAGAAAAGTTAAAAAATCTTATGCTCGTAAGATACAGATACTAACAGTAATGGAACAACGTGCAAAGGTTATGGGTAAAGACAAAGTTGTAAGTATTGCAAAGAAAGCTAAACAATCATTAAAGAGGAAACACAATGCCAAGAAGACTAACAAGTAAACAAATGAAAATAGCAAGAGTTGCAGAACCTCGTGATAGAATCACGAAGGCAGACTTTGATAAATTAAAAAAGTCAAAGAAAAAGAAAAAAAAGAAAACTAGGAAAAATGGCTAAGACCCCAGCATGGCAAAGAAAAGAAGGAAAAAATCCAAAAGGCGGATTGAATGCTAAAGGCCGTGCATCTTATAATAAAGGTAAAACAAAAACAGGTAAGAAACGTAATCTTAAAGCACCAAGTAAAAAAGTAGGCAATAAAAGAAGAGCATCTTTTTGTGCAAGGATGAAAGGGATGAAGAAAAAATTAACTTCTAAAAAAACAGCTAATGATCCTAATTCAAGAATTAATAAATCATTACGAGCATGGAATTGTTAAATGTCTTTAGGACTTAAAAAAAGAGTTGCAAGGACTATACCGTTTGGCTATAAAGTAAATGAAGAGGATGATAAGATGCTAGATCCTATTCCAGAAGAACTAGAAGCAATAGAACAAGCAAAGCAATATATTAAAAGTTGTTCCTATCGAGAAGTTGCTGGATGGATGGAAAGAAAAACTGGCAGATACATATCAGCTCCAGGCTTAAGAAAGGTTTTAAATAGAAATGGCTGACTATACATTTAGAGGTTATATTCTTGGTCCTCAAGAATATGAACCAGCTTATGATAAAGATGGAAATCGTAAAGAAAAAAATAGAAAATTACCTCGTGATAAGGATGATGTAAAAATAAAAGTATCAGGAGCTACAGAAGCAGAAGCAAAAAAAAAGGCAATTAAAGAAGTTAAAAATTCAAAACAATATAGTAGATTTAGTTCTAATATATCAGATGCCGCACCAACAAAACCACGAGTTCAATTAACTGAAGAAAAAAAATTTAATGCTAAATTAGATAAAAAATATAATTTAAAAGGTGCAGGTATGGGAAGTTTAGGACTAGGTCCAGATTTAGTTAAACCAAATGATGATAAATATATGGGTTTAACTGATAATAGAAGATATAGAGATGTAGATATTAAAGGCGATTAATGGTAGATAATGTATTACCACCTAAACCAAAAAAGAAAAAAGTAGCCAAAGCAAAAAAATCAGCTAGAGCTAGCATTAGTGATATAGCTAAACAAGTACAAAAAGCAAAAGACAATTATCATAATGCACAAAAGAAATTAAAAAATAAAAAAGAAGTAATTAAAAAAGCTGACGATATATTAGAAAACAAACAAAATATATTTGTAGAAGAAGAGTTTGATAATGCTCCGCCAAATGTAAAAGAAGCAGTACAAGAACAAGAAGTTATATTTGAACCAAACAGTGGACCTCAAACACAATTTTTAGCTGCATCAGAACGAGAAGTATTTTATGGTGGGGCACGAGGTGGTGGTAAATCATATGCAATGCTTATTGATCCACTACGTTATTGTGATAAACAAAAGCATAGAGGTTTATTACTAAGACGATCAATGCCTGAGTTGAGAGATTTAATTAATCACTCACAACAATTATATCCTAAAGCATACCCTGGTGCTAAATGGAGAGAACAAGAAAAAGAATGGAGATTTCCGTCAGGGGCGAAAATAGAATTTGGATACGCTGAGAACACTACTGATGCACTTCGATATCAAGGTCAATCTTACACATGGATTGGAATCGATGAGCTACCACAATATCCCAATCCAGATATTTATAATTTTCTAAGGTCATCTCTTCGATCAGTAGATCCAGAGATACCAGTGTACATGAGAGCCACAGGCAATCCAGGCAACGTAGGATCAACATGGGTAAAAGAAATGTTTGTAGACCCAGCAGTTCCTAATACAAGATTCAATATTGAAATACAAACACCAGTTGGTCCAAGAAAAATAACAAGAAGATTTATACCAGCTAAGTTACAAGATAATCCATATCTGATGCAAACAGAGGATTATTATATTATGCTAGCTTCTCTACCTGAAGTACAAAGAAAACAATTCTTAGATGGTGATTGGGGAGCTTATGAAGATGCAGCATTTCCAGAGTTTAATTTATCTGATCATGTTGTAGAACCATTTGAGATGCCAAACAACTGGCATAAGTTTAGAGCATGTGACTGGGGATATTCTTCACCTGCTTGTGTACTTTGGTTCGCTATAGATTTTGATAATAACTTATGGATTTATAGAGAACTGTATACAAAAAAAGTTACAGCTGATGTATTTGCACAACAAGTTTTAAATCTAGAACACAACGAATATATAAGATATGGAGTTTTAGATTCAAGTACCTGGGCACGAAGAGGTGATGTTGGCCCAAGTATTGCAGAGACAATGATTACTGCAGGATGTAGATGGAGACCATCTGATAGATCACCAAGAAGTCGTATCAACGGTAAACTGGAATTGCACAAACGACTATCTGTTAGAGAAAAAAATAATGAAAAGAAACCATCATTGTTTATCTTTAACAACTGTGTAAACTTAATAAGAACACTACCTCTTTTACCATGTGATAAAAACAATCCAGAGGATGTTGATACGCACACAGAAGATCATGCATATGATGCTTTAAGATATGGATGTATGTCTCGCCCCATTAATCCGCATGGAATAGGAATAGACGGTTTTGGAAAAGATAAAAGATTTAAACCAGCAGATAGAGTATTTGGATATTAATGGATATAGACGGAAAAAAGTTAAGAGTTGGATTTCAAGATCTAACTATTGAAATAAGAGACGCAGATTTTAGAACAGACAATCTTACAGATTGTTATGGTCATTATTTGCAAAGAGAAAATAAAATACAAATAAACACAAATCTAGAAAGTCACGATTTATTAAATACAGTAATTCATGAAATTCTACATGCGTGCTGTTATGTTGGTGGGCTTACAACTAAATCTAATCCATTATCAGATGAAGATAAAGAAGAAGTTGTTACTAATACATTAGCTAACCAAATACATATTGTCTTACGAGATAATCCATGGCTCTTAAAATTTATGCAAGAGTCATTGTCAAAAACTAAAAACAAGGAGAAATAACATGGACATCATGAAAAAATATAAACAAGGTGATTTAGACGAAGTACCTAGTGCAAAAGCTGGTAATGAACCTATGAACCTTCCTGCTGATGAAGTAGGTGGACAAAATGTTGACGCACCAAAAGTAAAAACTAATATGGTAGACGGCAAGATTTTTTCAATGGCTGATGAAAGAGATTACTAAAGGTATTTAAATGGCTGATGTAAACAACCCAGACGATACGGTATTGGGACTAGACGAGCCAAAAGAAAAAGAAGGAAGCTATGAAGACTTTTCTAGTCTTCAGGGTTTAGTTAAAGAAAGATTTTTTAAATCAGAAGATGCTAGGCTTTTTGACGAAAGTCGTTGGCTAAGAGCATACAGAAACTATAGAGGAATCTATGGTTCTGATATGTCTTTTACTGAAAAAGAAAAATCTAGAGTCTTTGTTAAAATAACTAAGACTAAAGTTTTAGCTGCTTTTGGGCAATTGATAGAGGTTTTATTTTCAACAGGAAAATTTCCTATTGGAGTAGAGCCTACAACTATACCTGAAGGTATACCAGAATACGCTAGAGTTAAACAACCTAATGAACCTGAAGAAGATAATGTTGTAGATCTTTATGGTTATCCAGGAGATGGAAAAGAAATGGCTCCTGGAACTACAACTAGTGATTTGTTAAGAGGGCTAGAAAAAGAATACGAGGGTGTAGACTTTGTAGAAGGAGCATCTCCAGTATCACCACAGATACCACAAATAGAACCTGCAAGAGAAGCTGCAGAAAATTTACAGAAGTTAATTCATGATCAATTAGAAGATACTTCTGCAATTACAATGCTAAGACATGTTTTATTTGAAATGGTATTACTTGGAACTGGAGTATTAAAAGGTCCATTTACACATGATAAAACAATTCATAGATGGGAAACAGATGAAGAAACTGGTGAGAGTATGTATAGCCCATCAGCCAAATCTGTACCAAAACTAGAAGCAGTAAGTCTTTGGGATTTTTACCCAGATCCTGATGCAACAAGTATAGAAGATTGTGATTATGTTATACAAAGACATTCTTTAAATAGATCACAATTAAGAGATTTAAAAAATAGACCTTACTTTAGAAAAGGACCTATTAGAGATTGTTTAAAAATGGGAGCTAACTATGAAGTTAGAGGCTTTGAAACTTCTCTTCTTGATAGAGAAAATGTAGACGATCTTAAAAAAGAAAGATTTGAAATATACGAATACTGGGGATCAATGGATAAAAAACTTGCTGAAGAAGCAGGTTTAGAACTTGATGATGATTTTGAAGAGTTAGATGAAGTTCAAATAAATGCATGGGTATGTAATGGTCATGTATTAAGATTAGTTCTAAATCCATTTACTCCTGAAAGAATACCATTTCATGTATGCCCATATGAAATAAATCCATATCAATTCTTTGGTGTAGGTATACCAGAAAATATGGAAGATGCACAAATGGTAATGAATGGTCATGCAAGAATGGCTATTGATAATTTAGCATTAGCAGGTAATTTAGTATTTGATATTGACGAAACACAATTAGTTCCAGGACAAGATATGAGTATATATCCTGGTAAGATATTTAGAAGACAGTCTGGTGTAACAGGAACTGCAATTAATGGATTAAAGTTTCCTAACACTGCACCAGAAAACTTAATGATGTTTGATAAATTTAGGCAACTTGCAGATGAAGCAACTGGTATACCATCGTACTCACATGGTGCAACAGGAGTACAATCAACTACAAGAACTGCAGCAGGTATGTCTATGCTCATGGGAGCAGCTGCATTAAGTATTAAAACTGTTGTTAAAAACATAGATGACTATTTGTTGAAACCCCTTGGTGACACTTTATTTGCATGGAACATGCAATTTAATTATGATGTAGAACCAATCAAAGGTGATCTAGAAATTAAAGCAAGAGGAACATCTTCTTTAATGCAAAAAGAAGTTAGATCACAAAGATTAATGACATTTATGCAAACCGCTAATAATCCAAACATAGCACCGTTTGTAAGATGGCATTCTATATTAAAAGAAATAGCAAAATCACTGGATATTGATCCTGATCAATTAATTAATGATCCAGAAAACGCACAAATATTTGCAAAAATAATGGGGATGACAAATGGAAATCAACAAGCTCAAAACAATAATCAGCAACAAGGTAACATGGGGGGTTCTCAGGGAGTACCTCCAGGAGCAAATCCAGCTGATCCAACAGGAGTTGGAGGTGGCAACATCGGAGCAGGAGCTGTTCCGCAGCCAGGGGAAGCTGAGTTCTCTCAGGAGACTACTCTCCCTAGAGCAGCAGTTAGAGAAGAAAGATAATAAGAGTAGAAAGTTTTTTTAAATGGCACTTTATGACAATCCACCACAAGTAGATCCAGCCACTGGTAGATTGCCTACTTATAAACAAGTGTTACAACAAGATCCTACAACTGGTGTTTATAAAATTAAATATGAGTATACACCTATAGTTAGTTCTAGCACTGCAGGACAAACATTGCAAACTCAGTTAACAACACCTGTTACCACTTTTCCTGGTATAAGTGATAGTGCAGGAAGCGGTTCTGATGATGATGATACAGGTGGCGATACAGGTGAAGATACAGGTGGAGATACAGGTGGAGATACAGGCACTGGAGGAAATCAAGATGGCGGTCAAGGTGGAGGAGATAGAGGTTATTACAATTTTCAAGGTGGTGGTGCTCAACAAGGAGATGGGCTTAATGTATTTGGATCTGGAGAAACTAAAACAGACTTTCAAAAAGATTTAGATTCTGCATATCCTGGCTTATTAACAAGAGTTATTGGTGGTGTTGCGACTTCATTAGTTGCAGGTCAACTGCCAGGATTCCTTAAATTAGGACCATCAAGTTTTGTTAGTAACTATAGAAAAAATGCTGCAAATAAAGTTAATACTGCATTAGAAGATGGAACTGCATTTACTGGTTTAAGTTTAAGTCAAATAGAAGCTATAGCAGAATCAAAAAGATATCCTACTGAGGTAACAACTGCAGCAACCAACTATATAAAAAACTATAACGAAAATCAAGCAAGTGATGCACAAACTACCTCTGCTTTTAATACTCAAGTAACTCAAAGTTATCTTGATACTTTACCTGATACTCCTAGTCAAGCAGTTAATCCTGATCTTTTAGCTGATTCTGCAATTAGCACAGAACTTAGAGGTTCAACAAAAACTACAACTGATCTTGACACTTTTGGATATAATCAAGCAAATAATCCAACTACGTCTATGACAGAAACTACTAACTATACTAATGAAGATGGCACAGTAGAAACAGCCCCTTCTGGATTGCAATATGCAAGTAATGTTGCTCAAAATAAAGATGGTGGTTATAGTAAAGAACAACAAAAAGCAGCGCAAGATGCAGTTGATGGCGCTGTTAATACTGGAGGTTCAGAGTATGGAATGGATGATGGAGTAAGTGCAGTTGGCTATGGAGCAACTACAAATGATGATGGTACTACAAGTTATTCAGGAACAGTAAGTTGGTCTGGCGGTACAGTTACTACGGGCAAGAAAAAAGATGA